GCTTCGGAGATTCCGTACTTGTGTGCGATTTCAGGTATTGTCATAACTTTAATTTATAATATCCCTACGGAAGAATTTTCCCATAAGGTTTTCGTTTATTGCTTGGTCATTGGCAAGGACATCGTAATGAAACTGCCATTTAATTTCGTAATATGATAAAGATTTCTTTGAGAAACAAAATTGAATAATTTCTCTTTCAAAGTATTCAGCGTTTCCAGCTTTTACTTCTGCTTTAATCCATTCGTTTGATGAATAGTATTTTTCCCAATCAGATGCTTTCCTTACAACCCTTCTACGAGTCTTTCCCTTAAGGGGTTTCAATCTACGGGTTTGAGATAAGGATTTCTTTCCTATGTAGAATCTATTAGTTCTAGTATCAACTATCTTATAGACAAATCCAACCGCACCTTCGGGTGTGGTTTCTTCTGTAACAATATTTCCATTAAATTTCCAGCTCATTGATTATTTCTTAATAACAGTAGATGTATAAGTTTTTGCATCAGAATATCCTGGTGAGTTCTTACCACCAGCGCCTAAATTTCCATAAACACGACCTTTATTTAATTTAATGTCGGTTAATACTTTAGCGTCTGCGTTTTTACTACCATTTATACCATTTCCCTCAGAATATGGAGTTTTATCAGTTTCAGCTATTTTAGCTTTTGATGAAAGTGGTGGTGTTTTTTCTAATTTCTCTATTAGTGTTGCCATAATGTATATTATTTATTACAATTATAAATATAACCCTTTTTTAATTTAAGTATCAAATCTAACTATGAAGTTTACTGGGTAATCAGGTAACGATTTAATTGGTACAGGTAGTTTTGCTACAGCAACCATATTTAAACTGTCATCATATAATCCAATCGTTGTAATCATAGGGGCTAAGAATGAACCAGTTCTATCATTAGGTCCCAAAGTAAGATAATCATCAAAACTTCCTTTTTTTGTCTTATCTAATGAAGATGAATATGGGAAATCTTTGTTTCTAACATATCTAGTACCATATTGCCAAATAGATGAACTTATCATTCGTACGCCGGCAGGGTCCCATGGGTCATTAATTAAAATTTGAGTTCGTTGGCCTCCATCTTGATAAACCGCTGATGGGTTTTGTGAAAAATTAAATTCATTTTCTAAAACTGATATGAATATTTCATTTTCATATATTGTTTTAGTTGAACGGAAGTTTAAAAAGAAATTAGTTAATGTCGTATTTTGAATAACTCCTTTAGTTAGAATTACCAGTCCCAATCCATAAAAAACATTTCCTTTTATATTGTTTGAACCATCCAATAAATTAGAATATCCATCATCAGTATATGTAATATTTGTACTCTCATCTATTAAAACAACACTACCTGGTTTTATTTCTTCACCATAATATTTTTGAGGTACTGCTAATACTGCAATAGTATCTTCAATGATTCTTTCATCTTTTGATGTATATGATTTTCTTCTACCAGGATCTAAAACAGAGCCTGTTTCTGGATTTCTATAAAATTGTGATTTTATAGATGCATATAAACTTTTTTGAGAATATCCATTACTTTTAGGGTCATACGTGTCATCAAAATTACCACTACTACCACTAATAGCATATATAGGTAATATATCATCTTCAGTAAGTGGATTACCTGCTGATTGTGTGAATTCTTTATACACTTTAATAGCTCTAGTAATTACATCAGACGATGGGATTTCTTTGAACATTGATTTACTATTTTATATAAATATTCATTTAACGAAAAACCCCCAAACAGGGGGTTTATCTTTATTTTTTAAAGAATTATATTAATAAGATAATTTAACTTTAATTAATACCTCTTTATCAAACCCTTTTGGAACAGGTTGAGATGTTTTAGCTATTGCTATTACTTCATTTGCATCGTTATAAAGTCCTATCGATGTGATAAACGTTTGTGGGTCAGTATTAAATGTTACTTCAGTAAAAGTTCCATCGGCGTTTACAAATGTAGGATTATTAGAGTAGTTAAATTCTCTATTTGTTGCTCTTACAAAGAAATGCTGAGTTGATATATTTTCAGTTCTTCTCATTTCAAAATCTTTACCAAGCTTAATTGCGTAGTATAATCTCTTATGATAGTATTGCTCAGCTGCGACTGATGTCACATTGTTTGGATAATTAATTGTTGATGTTGGATATGTACCACTACCAGCTCCACCAGGTGCTAAATGACCTACAGTTTGAAATGCTTCATTCCAAACGTTACCAATTTTATTACCAATTGCTACCGGATTAAGAATAATAATACCTCTATCAGGATAAAATAAACCATACCCTTGCCCAGAAACAGTATCGTATGTAGATATTGTAGTTGCTGCATTTTGAGTTCCTATATTCAATTCACCTTCTACTACTTGGAATACTCTACCAAGCAAGCCATCGGCATCACTAAACTTTTTACCACTATTATCTATGAATTTGAATCTACCATTAGAACCAGAAAGTGCCAATGACCAGTTACCTGGATCAATTTTTTCTCTAAATCTAGCTCTACTAAGATTAATTACATAAATATCATTAATATTTGCAGTACTACCATCACTTCTAGCCACAGTAAAGCTTGTATCAGTTGGTTCTAACAACATTGATTTATACTGAGCGTATGTTGCTTTAGATGCTATCAATGAATTATCATTATCCTTCAATAACATAGAACCACTATTATCTTTATGTCCATATGCTACTGCAAATTGAACTTCAGCTTTATCAGCATAAGCTACTGTATCATAATCATAACAATTATAATAGTATTGTGCACTTGTTGCTCCTACTTGAACAGATGATGTGAATAAATTTGTTAAAGAACCAGAATCACCGCTCCATATACCAGTAGTTACAACTTCTGTCTTTGCATCTACTCTATCAAATACTCCAAATTGTTTATAGATTCCCTGTGGAGCTGCACTTACTGTCGTACCTGCATATTGTGCAAGTGCTTCAGTTGTTAGCGTTCCAGCATTTATTGCGGCTTGTATCGCTGTTGTTACCGTTTGGTCTGTTATTAATGCCATTATTTATATTATTTATTTATTATTAAGCTTTATACGTTATTATAACAGGTATAGAAACAGATCCACCCGTACCATTACCATACACAGTTAAAGTTGTTGTAAGACTAACCTTCAATGTACTGCTTGGTGTGAATGAGAATGTTTTACCTGCTACAACTGTTGCAGTTGCACCAACATTTTCACCCAAAAATTGAGGCGCCGTACCAACAGTAACAGTACCATTTCCTATTAAAGTACCAGCTCTAGCATCGGATAATATTGCAGTATATCCTTCGTTTACATTAGCTGTTGGAGATGTATTTGGTGTTATTGTCATAACTCCTTCTCCTGTGGTTTGTCTAATAGCTGCCATAGCCAAACTTACAACAGGAATTTTAGTTGTATTTGGTGCTAAAGTAACTAATTTATATCTCATAATTTGAGTTTCATCTGAAGTTGCTTCGGTTACCGGAATTGCTCTAATTGCCGAGTCAAGACCAGGTGTACCTTTTGGATGCGCTGGTTCGTAAAGTGTATAATCAATCTCGTCATCTGCTAATGCAAATTTAGTGATAGATAATTGTTGACCAGCTGCAAGTTTACTTCTTCCTTTTTTGGTAAGAATTGCATCTACTATAATGTCAGTGTTGTCTAAGTATGCCATTTTTAATTGTTTTTTATTCTATATTCTATAAATATAACTAATTTTTATTTTCAAATTAATCCACTTCCAATATTGGTTCTCCACTACCTCTACCAGTCTTAGCAACTCTAAGAATATTAGCATTAGTGTAAAACGTTTCTACCGCTGGTAAACTATCTGGAGTAGTCCAATTACCATTAATTAATTCTTGTTTAGAACCTTTCCAGAATGAACGTTGCATACCCTCTGATAAATTATTAACATATTTGTAGTGTGTTGGAAAATACCCATTAAGTGCCGTTACCTGTACAGTTGCCCCTCCTAATGATATACTACTACTAAAAGGAGTATTTGAAACTTTATATTTATATTTCGTAACAGGTACTTTTGCATAACTAACTTGCTCTCCCGGAAATGTCAATGAACGAGTAGTTGGATATCCGGTTACTTGAACTTTTACATATTTTGTATATTGTTCTTTTACTAAGAATACACTTGCTCTACTTCCACTCTTCCAATCAGAAAATCCAAATGGTTCAGGTGTACCATGTACTACTGCATTTCCTGAATTTGCATATAATCCGTATCCTGCATTAGCTAGTGAATTTTTATCCATACCAACTACAGTACTTTCAAATGAATCAACTGTACCTTCTAATGAAGCTTCAATTATACAATTGATATTAATTGAACCAGTATCAGGATATGTTGGATACGAACTATCAATAACTTGATATTGGTTGTAATCTATTAAAGTTTCGTGATATAAATTTTCAGCATCAAGTTCAGAATATGGAATAGCATCTACAATACCATCATAAAATGGAGTTTCCGTACTAAAATTAACTTGTTGCATTGCATCCAATGAACCTTCTTCAACATTATAATCAGAGTCTATTATAAAATGTCTTGAGTAATCAATCAAAGCCGGATAATCACCTCTTTCTGCTTTAGGTTTTGTCCAAGTCGTTTTACTTCTTTCTAAAAAATGAGGTTCAATTAATAATCCTTTAGATACTTTTGCTCTACCAGGTGCTAAATCATCCAATACATCAAATAAAGATTTATCAATATATTTAACCAATTGAATGTATTCGTATATATCTCTGTTATCAAATCTATCAAAGTAATATTTTCTAAGAGTTGCCAATTCGGTATATTCAAATTTATAATCATCGGATGGGTCTCCAATATAGTTATCAATATTAAATTCATCTCCAAATGCTTTTAGAATATCCATATTCAATTCTTTGATTGGAGATAAGAATATACCCAATCGATTAGAATCTATTGGAGCTTGGTCAAATGATTTTTTAGTTGCTCTATGTTTATACGATAAATCTTTGCCAGGCATTAGAGATGATGATTCAAAACGAATTTTGTTTGAATAATTAAATCCAGTTGAAGGAACATCTGCTGTTACATCTCTATCATATGGTATGTATTGATATGGATATGATTTAGCTGATTGCATGTTACTAGCTATTGCATAATCTTCTCCATATGACCTATTGATAGCCACATTGTAAATATATGGGTCAGCTTTATCTTTTACATATAACCCATCATCTCCTGCTTTTCTATTTTTAGGTTTTTCAAAATCCAAACGGAATATTAAATCAGCAGTAGATGCTGTATATGAGTTACCATTTATAGCATTTGGGAATAACGTATGATTTTCAAATTTACTTCTCTTTAAAGGAACTTCCCATAAACGGAATTCATCAATAGTTCCTTGGAATCCATTTCCACCAATTTGTACAGAAGAACCAGCTTGCCATTGAGTATCGTCTGTTTGTAATGACATACTAACAAATGTTGTAATTCTTTTACCATTAGATGTTGCATACCATACTTCAAACCAAGATGATGCACCAGGAGTATTATGACGATTGATAATAACCTGAGAATAATCAGTTAAAGATATTGGAAAATCTAGACTACCTGTTTTTAAATCAGGTCCGTATGCATAAACACCACTTGCTTCAGGAGATATATATACTGTTACAGATGGTGATATATCCCCAGAATATAATACAGGATCATTAAAATATGTACTATCTGAAATATCTCCTCCAAAGTTTAATTCTAATTTACCAAAAGACCCCGTTGTTTGAACTAAATCCAAACTCCACTCACTTCCAGATATTATAGAGTACTTTGGATTAGGATATTTTGCCGGAAGTATTCTAACTTCAATTGCATTTGGATAATCCCCAGTTCCGCTTGTGGTATGCCAAGGTATTTTTACTGTAGAGCTTCCACTTGCGTTTAAACTACCACTTAAATATAAAGCTGCCGTTCTATCTTCAAATGTAAATTTACTAGTTCCTCCTTTTGTTGGTTCTTGCGGTCCACCAAACTCCATTATTGTCAACATAGATTGAGGAACACCATAACAAGCCATAATAGCTTTCATAGCTCTAGCAGTTCCTTTATGTTTTAATAAATATGGTAAATTATTTAGTATTCTTCTCCAAACTTGATTATTAGCTTCTTCTAAGCTCATACCATATTTAGTATATCCATCTTTGTCTTTACCAAATGCATATTCCCATAAATTTTGAGATTGAAATGCTTTTTTAGTATCCCAACCAAATGATTTTAACATATTAGAAATTAAACTATTGGATATACCATTCATTTGTTTTTCTTCTAATAACTTTGTTGATTTTATAGAATTTATATATGTCCATAAAATATCAAAGTGTTGGCCAATCATATTTAAAAATAATATAAAATCATTATTTTCATAATCATTTATAATGTATTCAGGAATATTGTTAGTTAAATTATTTACATTATCTTTATCATATAAAGCTGTCAGTACTTTTGTATAGTTATACCAATCTATTACATCAGGATCATTTATATCTTTTAAAATATATTTACTAAGTCCTGTAATTGGGTGTATATATAATTCTTTTGGATATGATAAATCAGGATTATCTATATCATTATATAAAAAACGTTCCCATCCATCTAAATTATTAATTAAACCATTAAAAAGGTCTAAATATTTTTTAGCTTCTTTAGCTTCCGTTACACCTGCAAATTGTCCTACTTCCCATTGGATTTCAAAGAACCCATCTTCGGTAATCATTTTTGCACCTTCATGCGTTAATACTAATGGATGAGTTGGTGTAGTTTGTACTAATATAGAACCTTGTATATCTTCATATGGTGCTTGGAAAGAAGTTGCTGATAATTCTTGGTATCTTTGTTTATAATTTTGTATCAATCCTACTTTATAAAAAAAGTTTTCGAATCTTTCTTCAGCGGAACTAAAATTTACAAAATTTTCAAATAGATGATTTGAACCACTTACATATTGAATACTTAATTTAGTAGTATCAATACCAATTGATTTTACATATTTGTTTATTATATCATTTGAAGTTTCCGAACCACTTGCTATTAAATCATTATATGTTGCATATGCTATACCATTATCGGTATCTAATGCAAAATTAGGTCCTTTTAATGGAATACAATAATTACTTGAATCACCATATAAAGTAATAGTTTCAACAATAGGAGTGGATTGTAATTTGGAAATCCAAACTTGCTCATTTTTTGTTATAGTTCCAGGTAATGGTTCATATAATTTTACAATCAAATCTCCCTTACTCCCAGTCCAAGTTGTAATTACTTCAGTATCTATGTTTGATGCAAAATGTAAATTATGTGTTAAATATTTAGAGGTTTCTTTTTGAAAAAGAGATGTATCAAATTTTGCCGCAAACGCTTCAGCTATTCTATTAATAGCCATTGTTTTTGGAATTACAAGTAAACTTTTAACAAATGTAATTGGTAATATTTCTGATTTTCCAGTTACAACATCTCTACCAGTAGTATTATATGGTACTAATGTTAATTGAAATTTAAATTCTTTAGCCGAATCCAAATAATTGGATGAATTTAATTGAATTAATTTTGATACATTTAATGTTATCTTTCCGTTAGATGCAACTTGTAAAAATTTATCATTTGCAGTAGTTGATGCTCCAACGTAAATTCTTACAAAATTTGTATTTATAGATTCCCACTCTAAGCTAAAATCAACATCAGTACCTTTATAATCAGGTCCATATAGTCTGGATGGATACTTTATTCTTCGTAAATCCGGAACAGGTATAAATTCATCATCTACCGCAACAACAGCCATATTTACTTTATCACCATCTCCTGTAATACTTGATGGTACTAAAACTACAGAGAAAGTCCCCAATTGCTTAAATGCAAAAAATGGAATTTTTAAAACAGCCGTTGTTTGTTTATTATCTAAACCATTATATTGATAAATTTCATTAGCTATATAAACAGTTACTCTATCTACAAATTGATTTTTTGTAATATTAATTTCGTAATCTTGTTTAGAATTTATGTTATATTTTAACTTATCATTTACATTATTTACAACAACTAAAGGAATTTTTGAAAGAGTCATTACATCTGCAGGTGCAACAGTTAAATTTATTGTATATCCTACAGCCGAGTTAATTGTTAAATTTATAGATAAACTCTCAGCCGCTGCAGCAACCTTTTCCGTCTTTACACCACTTGTGTCCTGTAATGCCCATTTTGATATTGCATATCTAGATAAATCATTTGATTTTATAGTATATACGTCATTAATATTTCCTGTTGTAGTATTTGTGCCGTTTTTTAATTTTATACCATCTTTTCCGTTTCTTAATAATATTACAGAATCATCTAATCCATTATTTACAATAGTCAATAATTTAGTGTTTATCGTAGTATTACCAGTCCCGCCACCAGTCCCACCACCAGTCCCACCACCTACACTACCACTATCGGATACAAGTTCTAAATTAAAGAATATAGTTCCATCATATTTAGGAGCTTGTAATTTTTGTGTTCTAAGTAATTTTTGACCAACATATTCATATATGTTTAATATAATTGCACCATCTTGTGTATATAATTCATTACTAGTTTCACCTTTTTTTGGAGATGGATAATCAAATCCTTCTTTTATTGTAGCTACAAAAACAAAACGTTGTATTGTACTATATCCATTTTTCTTAATAGTAATTGTATATGGAACTGTTGCTGGAGCTGCTAATACATCCGATAATTTAACATTAAAAAATGAATTTGCATTTTGAAAAGTATTATCACCATTTAAATAAATTGTAGTTCCTGTTGTTACTACATCTACTTTAATTTTATAATTTATATTACTAACCAAAATCTCCGTACCATTTCCAGAAATAGGCTGAACCCCACCCGGTTGATTTGATATAGGTACAACTAAAGTATTATTATTTGGAGTTGTGGCCGTTGTAGCATTGGCATACTCATCTATGTTGTTCTGCAACTGCTGTTGTTCTACCTCATATTCGATATTTTTTGCCATTTATTTTTAAATATTTTATTTATCTAATATCACCTCTACCATCAGGGTTTGTATCACCTCCACGACCACCTCTTCCGCCGCCACCACCTCCTCCTCCACCACCTGGAGTATTACAAAGACCCGATTCAATTAAATTAGTACCACTTTGTGTAGATGTAGTTCCTCTAACTGCACATATTGATGCGTATCCTGCTAATCGTGCAGCAGATACATAATTTCCATCACAATCGAAATAATCCCCAACCCAAGTGTTAGGTGAGGCATTTACATATGTGTAACAAGTATTACTACTACGGCCACTTCCACCACCACTTGTTCCACTTCCACCACTCGTCCCACTTGTTCCTTCTCCGGTTTGAGTTCCAACTGTAGGACCTACACTAAATGAGCTTTCTCCTAATTTTACTAAATCAATAGTTTTTAAAACAGGTGAATTCGTATCAAATTTAGTATCAGCTGTTTTTCTAGATAATGCGGTTGTAACAGGATCTAAACTTTCATCATATCCCGGATCAAATGTAGTTAATTCTTTTATTGTTGGTGTTGCTAATTTTGAATTTATTACTTGTACTAAAATTTTATAGCAAGTATCTACTATTTGTTTTTTTGATAATGATAATGGTTGTGCTGTTGTTTTTACTTTACCATAGTTTACACCATCACCAACATCAGAATATTTGTTTGCAAATTCATATCTACAAGCTTCTTTAAACTTACTTTCAACATCATTCATTAAAGTGCTAAATACAGTTATACCATATTCTGATATTAATCGGGAGAACCAGGCGTTACCATATTTAGCTACTATACTTTCTTGAATACCTATTGCCGTTATTTTCTCTAAAAAATTTTCTAAAAATATAGCGGTATCATCTCTAAAATCCCCATCATTAACAAATATACTATATCTTTCTTTTAAATCAGGATATTGAGTAAGTCCTTTATCTAATGGAAGTAATTTTAATTCAAGTCTAGAAGGTGATATTTCAGAAATCCACAATTTATCATTTACTCTATAACTACCCGCTCTTCTACTCAATAATGTTATTTCAGTTTTAAATATTCCATTATTATATCCAGCCTCTCCAATTAATCTTTCAGCATCTATAAAATATTCAGATGGTAATTGATTTCTTTGCATTATAGTACCACTTCTTATAATAAAATAATCACTAATAGTTTGTGTATTTAATGGTATATATCTAACATATGCTCCTTGAGCAGATTGTTGAGGTAATTGATTATCGTTTACATCATATATTATAAATTCAATAAAATCATTAGCGCTAAATCCAAAAAATGACTGAAAATCTCCGGTTTCAAACAGAGCTCTATCTTTTGCATCTATTTGATATCCTTTATTTGCTATTATATCTTTAAAACTTTGTAATATCATTTTTTTATTTTTTAATCAACACCTCTAAATTTTTCTAATTTAATAGAAACACTTAAGTTTGTTTTTCCACTTGTTACTTCTAAATTACCTTTATACTCTTTATCACTAATAAATACATCTGTAGCTAATCCATTTCTTGGTTTTTGGTCTCTAATCCAACTTAATTTTTCTTTAATTGTAATTTGTTTCATTTCACCTGTTTTTAAAGAAATGGGTGCTATATTCTCTATAATGTCTGTTGTTTTTTCTGTAAAAGCTATTGTTATTGGATTTGGTGAAAAGTTTTTTAATTCAATAACAGGACCATTAATCCACTCTTCTATTGCTTGATTTGCTCTAGCTCTATAAAATAATCCATTAAAATTAGGGTCTCCAATATTAAGAACCTTAACTGAAAATTCTTCTGTTACTTGAGCTTTTTCATCTATCTTAGCTTGCTTACCATATAATGTATCTTTTAATGTTAGATTTTCTTTTAGTAATGCATCATTAATTGCTGTAAGAGAAACTCTTTTAATTGCTTCAGATGTTGCTTTTTGAATTGCATATTGTAATTCAGTTACATTTGTTTCAAGTCTTGTAGTAGTTTGTCCTAATTGATTATCGGAATTGGCTACTAATAATTTTTGATTATCTAATTCTAATCTTAAACTTTGAGTTACAGAGTTTAATATTTGTATATTTGATTCTAAATTAGATATATCTGCCTTTAACCCCGTTATTTGGATATCCCTTAATTCTATTTCAGCTATAGCTACATCATATACAGTTTTCAAAACAGTAGCAGGTTGTATTGGTGCATCTTGTGTAATTAATTCTGATATACTTGTATCAATTGCTTTTTGTATTTCTACTTCATTATAGTATGGCTTTGTAAGTCTTGATGATATGATACCATCTTGAATTTCACTTTGCTTAAATATATGAATTCCAAAATCATTTTTAGTAGTAATGACACTAGACCCACTTAAAGATAATTTACCTAATATTTCTTCGTTTTGTAATCCTGTTTTTATAGATTTGGCCATTGTTAGTCTTTTATCAAATCAAATGTTATATCCTCATCAAAATACTGAATACCTCCATTTATGTTTACTTTAAATTCTATCTTATACGTTCTACCAGCTTCCCAATTTGAGAAATTTATCTTTATATAATTACCATTACTATCACAACTAACTTTTGAGTAATCACTAAATGGAATTATCACATCATCGGAATTAACATCTTTTATTTGATAATATGTGTTTTGTGGAAGATATTTTATTGTATTATATGAAAATATATTTGTAAATGTTTTCAATGGATATAATTCTCTACCAAATATTTTAAATTTAACTTCAGTACCAACTTTGTATTCTTTTTTTAAATTAGTAATTCCAATTTTAATATCATCTTCGGTTAGTTCCAATAATGAACTAGTTAAAAATGATTGGTCATCCCAACCTATTCTAATTTTTGGTTGATATATTGTATTTGTTTCTTTACTAAAGAATTTTAAAATACCATAATCTTGAGTATCACTTTCGTTTGAATTTGAATATTTTAATATAAATCCATTATTTTGTATAGAACCACTCATCCATGTTCGCAATATAGATTTAACATCCATATTAATATCAGCTGTTTGATAATTGAAAGTTTGAGATGCTTCATAATTTGCGTACCAAACTCCACCCACTCCATTATTTACACTAGCAGTTGTTCCTGTTTCAAAATTATTCTCTAACCATTCTAATTTACTATCACCTTCTCTATAATTCCACGTTACACCAGTAGTTGTTATATTATCAAATCGAGTACCCATACCCATTTCCCAACTTCCAGATATTGGATTTGCATATATTGTATATTCTAATGGAATTTCTTCACTTTTAGTTTCTTTTAAAATTAGAGTAGAATCTGCTAATTTAATACTACCATCTGATATAGATTTAGAAATATATCCTGTATCAAACTTAATTAAAGCATGGGATATGTCTTTTACATTCCCATAGTAAATTTTACTTATTTCTAATATTTCATCAAACCCAGTATTTTGGTTGGGTTGCTGTAAGTAAATCGATGCATCTTTTGATGCTGTTAAAAAATAGTATGCCATTATTTAGCTTTTCCTGTTATGTCCGTATCTGGATATTTTAATTCAAAAATAGATGGGTCTAAAGATGGATATACTATCTTATCTTTTGTTGCCGCTTCTATATTATAAGAACAAGGTGAATAACCACTACCCCCACATTTATTAGTAATTTTTAACACAGGTACTGATATTACCCCTTCTACATTAGCTAATAATAATTCAATTTCGCTTAAATTAATTGTTTGATTAAATGTCCAATTATCTAAATTAAAAAAATCTTTTAATTCAGAAATACATTTAGTAACTACTTCGCTTTTGTTATATGTTTGAAAAATTTTAACTTCGAATTCAACACCAATGTTTATTATAAATCCATCATTTATATTAATACCATCTGTCAACATACGATATTCATTCATATATGTTTTAAGATTTTCTTTTACTGCTTGATTTAATTTTGCCAAGCTTCCGTTTTCATCAAGCCCAAGCAAATATAAATTTATAGCAAATGGATTATTTATTTCATTTAAATTAGATTCTTTTCCAACAAGAAATTTTCTTATATCAGCTGCTACAGATTGAGCAGTTGGTTCTAAATTATCAGGTTTATTAACAAAACTCATTACTAAATCAGAAAATTGTTGCAAATGATTGGGTGATGCAAGTATTGATGATGGTGAATTATTATCTAATTTACCATCTGCAATTGCATAAGCTTTCGATACTGCTCCGTATTTTGGTGGCATTGATAAAGCTCTAATTTGATAATCTTTTGCCGTTACTGCTCTATTTTGAGCTCCAAAAGTTGCCAATGCATTTTGTCTTATTTCTTCCAATGTTTCAGCACCTCTACCACCAGTTGCAGCCACTTCATTATCAACTGCAACAGATGCTCTAGTAGATGCATAAATACTTTGTTCAGCTGCTGTATATTTTTGTATTTGTTCATCAAATTCAATACCAGATATTTTTGTTATAGTATTCATTTGAACATTTGAAGCAACACCACCACCAGTCCAATATTTAACAGTTATAGTTGTATTTGATGGAGATGTACCATATGTTTTTGTTTTTAAGAAATTGGTTGGGTCAAATGATTCTTCCAATCTACTAATAGAATTTGGTAATCCCAATCCAACATTTTTAAGATTTGGAATTAATTGTTCATCATTTGCCGTAGGGTCCCCAGCTCCAAATTGAATTGTTGTAGTATTATCATAATTTACTTTTGTAGTAAATCTTCTTGGAGTTTTTATTGTTTTTAAAATATATGGTACAGTTTCTCTAAATTGATATAAATCTTTATCGTCTGCATTTAAATTATTTGCATAGTCTTGGAAAACCATTTCTTGTGCTAAATACGGAACTTCATAATATTTGTTACCATTCGAATCTCTAACATCATATATTGAAATTACATTTTTATCAGTTAAAGTAATTTTTTGAAATGGTGAATATGAACCAAATGAAAATTCTTTTGTAATTTCATTTACAGCAATAGCTTTAACTAATTTTGTTATTAAATAAAAAGTTGGCTCTCCGGTATTTACATCTTTTTGATATATAGTTTGTTCTCTATTTTGAGAATCTGCAAAATCTACAACATCGGTTGTTCTAAATGTAATTCCAGATACCGAGTCAGCTCGCATACCTTCTTTTATTCTTAAATAAAATCTTTCATCAGGTTTGTTATTTTTACCACTACCTATTGATGGGATTAGTTGATACACCGATAAAGTTGTTACTGCCGGTGCTGATACTGTTGGTTTATATCCCAAATATTGTGCTAACGCTATTACGTTACCGGTATCATCGGCATATGCCATTAAGGATTCCTTAAGAGTATCATCCACATAGTATGATAACACATCTCCTATATAAGATGCCATTTCAATAAACATCATACCAGGAGATGACTCATTAAAATCAGAATAAGTTTTAGGAAAATATATTTTAGCAAATTCAATTAAGTTATCTCTAAATCCAGAAAAATCTCTACCTAAATATTTTATATCCTTTCCTTTATTTTTAAAATTTGGATTTGTAGTATTATTGCTTGCCATGTTAAATTTCTTATATTGTAAAAGTTATTTGATTCAAAGTTGTATTTTGGCCATATGTATAAGATACGTTTACATTAATTCTATTAACATCTCTTTGAGCCGGGTCTGTTTGTATATCTATTGAATTAATGTTTATATATGGTAACCAATATCCAACTGCGTCATTTATAACATCTTCTATTCTTGTTTCCAATCCAGTATCATTTTGTTCAAACAGTAATTCTTGTAATCCACATCCAAATTCAGGTTGCATTAATCTTTCCCCTTTTTTAGTTAAAAGTAAATTTTTAAGATTTGATTCCACTTGGTCAGAAGTTACAAATGATTGATTAAATGCTACCTGTCCTATTTGTATAGGCAAGGTAATTCCAATCGCATAATCATTATATTCTTCGGTATCAATTACTACTTTTCTTCCTAAAGGTACTGCCATTACTTCTTTTTAAATCTTTTAACAAGCTCAGAATAATCTCTATTCAATGCCTTATCTATTTCAGCTACTCCGGTATTAACTCCCAATCCAGTTGGTTGAGGTCCTTTGGCCATTTCACCATAACCCATTTTTTCAGCCAATGCAGTTCCACCTACAAGTGAACTCATATCACCTTGTCCAAAATTCATTGTTCTAAATCCACCATCACCTTGTGGTATCCCACCTCTAGTTTCATTTAGTATTTGATTAATCATTGGGTTTTTGCTATATTGCTTTGTTGATACTTCTTGTTTTGGTTGAACTGATTCTTTAATAGGCTCATCTCCTAAAATAGCCTTAGCCATTGAAATACCCTTTGATTGTGGTTTTGGTGCTACCTTTCCTTCGGATAGCATCTTTTTCATTTCAGCCTTCACACCTTCCTTAATTAAAGCAGGTAATTGCTCTTTAAGCTCCTCTTTAATAAGAATTTGAATGGCTTCTAATAGTTTATCC